AGATTCCATAAGGATCACCACCATCTAACACACCATTACGGCTAACATCTCCAATCAGATAAGCAAGACCATTTGTCAAGAAAGTTCTTGGGAATGTCTGGCTAATGTTAGCTCCAGTAAACTCGTTATAGCTTTTCACAGCGTCTGCTACAGTTACCGCTCTATCACGCATGGTAATCAAGCTGTCCTGTGGAAACACAACCTTGATTTTATACTTTGTATTCTGTTCTATGTTAGTCAAAGTATAAGTACCATCTGCTGCAGGAACTGTTCTAGAAGCTTCAATACCTGTATTGTTAGCATAAGCTATTAAAGTAGGCATTGCTGTACCAGTACCAATCCAGAACTTACCTGATATAGTCAAGTTACCTTGTAAGAATACAGCAAGCTTTTTGTTTGTAAGAGTAGCTACGTTATCTCCTATAGAAGTACCATCTACTCTAAATAAACGAGCCCAGTTAACTGTGATCGTATCTGATACGAAGTTTGCTTGAACAGAATTGATCTTAAACTTGTTATGGATTATGTATCCATTACTTGTACCAAATCCTGTACCAGCAGGGAGCGTTAAATAGTTACGACCCACTGCCCAGTTAGTATCAGCAGCATAACTATAGTTTCCTCCAACATAAGAATCATACTTATAGTTATTGAACTGATTATACCCAAGCTGAGGTTGACGAGCAGTAGTTACATACGGAGTATCAATTGTAGTACTCAGGTGTGTAAACAAATGCTTTTTAAACTGGAAATCAACCTGGAACGTTCTGATATCTACAGAACCGCTAGGCTGATAATACCAGGCCACATCCAAAGTGTCCCCTCTTTTAACAGAAGCTAACTGTTGGAAGTGACCAATTGTTTGTGAGTAACCCAGACTTGAAATTAAAAGGAAGCAAGCAAGCAAAAGTTTTCTCATAGGAGTTTGTCAATTAGAGCCTGACAGGCTTTTTTTATAACGTTACTGACTGATTGCTGATTAGGTTTACCGTCTTCTGGAATAACTAAATTAGCCATCACCACTTCTGAAGAAGCTTCTTCGACTTTCTTACTTGCAACAAGCTTCCCGTTTTTGTAAAGGCTACCTTTCAAACCCATTACTGTAGTGTTACTCTGCTTTTTAAAAACAGATACACCAGTATTAGTTTGTGTAATATCAAAAAAGTAGATCTCGGTCACTAGACTAAGTTCTCCTTCTTCTTTTTTTGGAAGTAAATCCAAACCTTTATCTTGAAGTACTTCGGCTAGAATATTCTTCACACCGAAACTCAGATTTTTATTAGCTGTTAGTGGACCAGTAGCAATATTATTACGGACACTATCAATAAAAATATTTTGTGAGTATACCGATACACACAAAAAAGAAAATAGCACAATAAAAGAACCTCTAAGATTCATAGTATAAGTTTTAGAGGTTGGTTTTTATTAGGAGTTATCTTCCCTGTCCGCGATACTTGGAGACTTTTTTGTCTTTGGGTCCTCTGCTTTTTGCAGCTTTTCCTCCTTTACGTTTACCGAAGGTGACCTTTCTAGATTCTCCGGCTTTGGAGCCTTTGGCCTTAGCCATATCTTAAATTTTTTAGGAATGACTTTTTTTATCATGCTAGTAAAGCATGGTACTCTTTGAAGTGTTTAATCCTGTCGGCAAGACCAATAGTCCCACCATTAACGCATTTAGTTACAGAAGTAACGACTGCGTCTGTAGCTCCTGCATCACACTTCTTTACACAGTTCTTAGAAAAGAACCATGCTGCAGATGCAAGAGGATATTTAGTAGCAACCAAATCAGGATTAGCTACACAATCTTCACCTATAGAAGCAGTAAATGCTGTATAGTTTGACTTGCCGGTAAGCTGAATAAAGCCACGGCCTCTAAACTTGAACCCCTCTCCTGAAGCCTCAGGACCATTACCCATACGTGATGCATAAACTTTGTTAGCAATCTTTTGAGGTTGTCTAGCATAAGCGTTAGCCAAAGCTTCTGTAGGGAAATACTTCTTGAAGATTCCCATCAGACCTTTTGCAGAATAGTTCAGGTTCTCATTAACAATTTTAAATCCACCAGATTCATGACCACACTGAGCCAAGAAGTGAGCTAGACGAAGTGGAGTATTAATTCCAAACTTGTCCATTACACCCGGGATCTGTGCAATAACTGAATCAGGTACGTGACCTTTAAGACGTGATAAATCCATAAGATATTAAGATTAGAGATTAGCTTTCTTAGGCTTAGGATGATAGTATTTCTTTTTCTTCTTTTCCTGTGCGGGAGCTACAGGCATAACTTTTTCTTTAACTTCTTCAACCTGCTTAACAACTTTCTTTTTAAACAGACTTAGAAGTTTTTGAATCAACAGTTTCATAATTAACGTTTTTTAGATCCGATCTTCCAGTAACTCTGGAAGCCGTAGTTTATATTTCCATTAATGTCAGATCCGGCTTTTATACCCATAATCTGATCACGTTTGGTTTTAAGAAGTAAACCAAGCTCAGCACCTTGAGGAGCAAAAGATTGCTCAACATTTACACCAGCACCTATATAAAGCTGGTTACGTTTTGGCGGGTACTTAGTAATAGTTACTGTCTCAGTTATTGTAGGAATTTTATACTTATAGTTATAAGATCTATTAAGCAGTTTATTGAGCTGTGTTGTATCAGCTACAGCGATATAACCTAGGGTATCTAGTTTAAGAGTATCTGCGTATACGTTCTTTACAGTATGCTCTTTAACAAGCATTTCAAACTGGATCTTAAGACGCTCGTAATTAGTATCTGGCAGGTACTGCTGGATAACTACAGGATCATGAATTACTTCCTTTACAGTCATCTGCTTTATAATAGTACTATCATGCTCCTGCCATACAGTATCACGTACTATAAGAGTATCAGCAACAGGCTTATCAAAGAATCCAAAGCCGTTATTGCATCCAAGTCTAGATAGTACAATTAAACCTACAACTGCTATTACAGCTATTGCTATTTTATTAAGCTTCATCTTCTTTCTTTTTCTTGTGACTAAATTTGTCAATACTGTCTGCTCCTATACCTACACAGGTCATGATCAGTACAGCGTCTACAAGAGCGTCAGAAGGTTTAATGTCCCCGTGAGTAAAAGAATTAGCTGTAAGAGTCACACAGAGAAACAGGGCTCCCATAAAACCAACAACTGGTTTGATGGAAGTAGAGCCACGCTCATCTTTAAAAAGATCTAAGATCCATTGCTTAAAAGTCATATGATAAGGTTTTATACTTACTTTTCTTGTCGTTACTAGGTAAAACAGCATACATCTCATTAAACAATAACTTCTTAGGTTCTTCATCCTGAGGAGTATTGCTCGCTTGCTTACCGTATACCTGTCGTTCCAGATTATCTATACGTGTCTTGTCAATATTAGACTGAGCCATAAGAGCCTTGACATCAGCTTTAATCTCATTGACATCATTCCATATCAGAAGACTAATGATAGAAACAAGACTGGGAAACACCCAGATTTTGAATGCTGCTATAGCTGGATTCTCTTTAACCATGATTAACTAGCCTTTACAAGTTTGAACTCATAAACATCCCCAGCTGGCTTTTTCAAGCTGATAATCAAAGAGTTAGGGATGATGTTTCCTTTCTTGTCTTTCCGGACAAAGTATCTAAGATCACCGGGGTGAACTACAGCTACTTGATTAGCACCAGGAGCAACGTTCTGGGCAGGAATCTCAATCAGATTAGCAGGAACCTTAGCTCCGCTCATCATTGTACCGGGGATAGGCCAGCCCAGAGCATCTTTCTGAGCGTAGAATTTCTTAGCCATTGTATAAAAGATTTATAAACCTATATTATGTAGAGCCGAAATAAACTCTACAATATAATATACGAAATTTTGGAGAACTTACCTATATTTGTAGACCAAATCCCTAAAACTCTATGGACAGTAAAAACTATGCCATTCAACTAGAAAAGAAGTTGATAGAGCAGTTTAAAGAAACATTCTATGAAAAGATCGGATACTACCCAACGGTCCTTACAAGGGTCCAGACAGACCTAGAACAGTATATACCCATGATGAGTCTTGAAACCCTACAGGGTTTCTTTGAACCATTCTTGCCTACCCGTTACCAAAGAAGACTACGCCTGCAGAGTAAAGACCGGTACAGGGAGCTAGTAGAGTTAAGAAACATCTACTGTTTTCTAGCCAGACAGCTTAGCTACAGCCTTGTAAACATTGGCCAAAGTCTTGGTAACCGTGACCATACCACTGTAATACACAGTATCACATGCTTCAAAAACCTGCTTGAGACAGATGAAGGTTTCAGACAGAAGTACTTAACAATCCTCAATTACATAAAACAACATTATGAGTCACCAACTATGGACAGTCTTGATCAAGTACAATGTGAGCCCGAACCAGCTGTACTTCCTTGATTGCTGTCGTCACAAAATCCAACCTACTCAGCTTATAGATCAAGAAGCTGAAAAGCAAGTTGCCCTTGAAAGAGGACACTTAGACCAAGATGGGAAGCTTACCTCAGGTGCAGCTTTTATCCTAGATGAGTTTGAAACTCTGCTTGTAAAGACCAAGAAGAAGGTAGCCTCTGACATATTGGGTACCAACTTCTTAGAACGTATTAAAGAATACAGAAATATGTTCCCGGCTGTTAAGCTCCCCAGCGGAGAACTGGCCAGACAATCTGTACAAGAACTCAGGGACAAGTTTGTATGGTTCTTTAAAACCTACCCTGATTATGACTGGGATTTGGTACTTGATGCCACTGATTATTACTTGTTTACCAAGCAAAAAGACGGCTTTATGTACACAGTAACCAGCTCTTACTTTATCCAGAAGACTGACCCTCGGACTAAGATCAGCCGGTCAGCTCTAGCTGATCATTGCCAAATGATCCTGGATAACCCAGAAATTTTAAAGACTGCTTAAAAAGTTGTAGATTATTATGTAGACTTTTTTGGTCATCTACAAAAAGGTCTCTAAATTTACACCTCTACACAAAACTCAATCCACATGGAAACACAAGAACTTACTCTCGAACAAGAGTTACGAGAAATCTTTGACAAATTACCTTCAGCTTATCCTTCTAAGCTAACTGAAGAAGAACTTAAGTGCATTAACTTTTCTCTGCTAGAATCACTTGTAAGTAAGATGATGGCAAAAGCTTATTACCGTGGTAAACATGAGGCATTAGACTCATTGGAATCTATGGTAAACGAAACTTTTGCTAAATACTAATCTTACTTACATATCATGAACACTAAGTCAAACAAGTTTGGACGCAAGAGCTATATTGATGTTCTTAAAAAAGGCCTTGCTTACATAGAGAAAAGAAGAAACGGTGATATAAAATCCCTACGTACTCCCTGGCCTGGATTCAATGCTGCCGGTATCGGTGGTCTTGAATGGGGCTCCATGCTGACCATCGGTGCAAGACCCGGTGCAGGTAAGACTATGCTCGTTTCTCAGATCTTAAGAGAGTCACACAGACTTAATCCAGATCAGAAGTTTAATATTCTAGAATTTCAGTTTGAGATGGGTGATGATCAATATGCAGCCCGCCAGTTTGCTGGTGAGGTAGCACTAGATTATGGCGTTATCTTAAGTAAAGACAGAAGACTAGATGACTTTATAGTAGAACGACTTAATCAGTACGTAGAAGAATGTGAACATCTTTTATCTAAGGGTATTATACGTGAGATGATATCTCAATCAGTTACCCACACAGAAATGGAAGAAGCCATCAAAGAATTCTATATAGATGGTGGCAGAAAACCAGTTATCGTTACTATAGATCACAGCTGGCTTATTAAGAAGAGTGCATCAGACAAAGATAAGTTTGATGTTTTGTACAACACCACAGAGATGTTGATGAAACTAAAGAACCAAATCCCTGTCACTATTCTTATGGTAACACAGCTTAATAGATCTATTGATGAAGCTGCCCGAAAGACACCGGGCTCTATTTCTAACTATCCAACATCTTCAGACATTTTTGGCGGTGACGCTCTTATGCAAGGCTCTGATATGGTTGTAGTATTATCTAGACCATTCAAAGCTGATATACGTTCCTATGGTCCGTATGCATATGAGGTTACCGATGATGATGTTTTCATGCATCTTCTTAAAGTCCGTAACGCAGATGATAAGAAAAAAAACATAGTGTTCTTAAAGATGGAGGGTGTCAGTCAAAGAATGGTTGAAGTAGCAGAGTTCAAAGCCGATCGTCCTGATGGATCAGGATACATACCGTATTCACAAAGATCAGGAGGACGAGGTAGAACAGCTGTTACTGCTCCTATAGGTAGTGAACTTTAAATCTTAACAACATGTTTAACACAGCACAACAACAAAACACAACAGCCTTTGATGAAGTCAAAGAGCTAAAAAAGCAGAAGCTTGAAGAGATCCGTGATTATCACCAATCACTGATCAATAACCTGGGTATACCCAGAACTGACTTCAACATGAAGATGCCATTTTATGACAAGCAAGCACGCTATGTTGTAGGAATCTTTGCTTCTGAATTCAGAAAAGAAAAAGGGTTCTACTTTGAACTTATCACCAGAGATCTTGAACCTGCAGATTCTAACCGCACAGTATATCGTATTCCGTTTAACAGCTCTTTTGAAGAAGAGTATGAGCTAAATGAGAAAGGATCTTATTTAGTTCCTCTTGAAGAGCTCAGAGCTATTGATGCACAAAGTGTAGCAGTTAGTGGAACATCTGCTTTACTGGAAAAGCCAAAGCAGGGTCCTAAGCCAACAGCCGCTTATAAAGCACCAGCACCAATGGAAGATGCACCTTATGGTGAAATGACCATCAGGGACTTCTATGCTATTCATACTGGTAAACCTGTAAGCACAAAGAACTGGCTTAACGAACTTATAAAATCAACAAAGTAATATGGCACAAGGCATCCTAATCATTGCAGAAAGTGGTGCAGGTAAGTCAACATCTATTGAAAACCTGGACCCAAAAGAAACATTTATTATCAACGTAGCCAACAAGCCGCTACCATTTAAAGGCTGGAAAAAGAAGTATGTACTCTGGAGTAAAGATAATCCAACAGGTAATCTTTATACAGGATCTTCTGCCCAGCAGATAGAAGCATGCCTTGGTTATGTTAACTCTAAACGACCTGACATCAAGACTATTGTTATTGATGACTTTCAGTACATGTCAAGCTTTGAATTCTTTGACCGTAGTGACGAGAAAGGTTATGAGAAATTTACTCAGATCGGTGCAAACCTTGCACGTATAGCAAGAATGCCTAAAGATCTAAGAGATGATCTAACTATATTCTTTCTAACACATGCAGAAGAATCAACAGATCTAGAAGGTAAACGTAAGTTCAAAGCAAAGACGATTGGTCGTATGGTTGATGAGAAGCTTAGCTTAGAAGGTCTTTTCTCTATAGTACTTTTTGGTAAAGTAAAGAAAGACAAAGATGGTAACATCCGTTTTGTGTTTGAGACAAAGAACAACGGTGAGAATACCTGTAAAAGTCCAAAGGGTATGTTTCAAGACTTTGAGATACCCAACGATCTAGCTCTTGTTAAAGAGTCTATTTATTCCTATGAAAACTAATTTCCTCATTTAATAACTTCAAAAACACAGCGTATGTTTAGTACAAACGGACAGGAAGTAAAGCAAGGTGGCGGTATTTCCAAGTCATTTCAACCAGGTGTAGCTTATGCACACATTACAAGCGGTCAGTTAAGAACTTCTAACAAAGGGGACAAGAAAGTATTGGAACTCTATTTAGAGGGTCCAGCTCTTGAAAACTTTGAAGGTTGGCCAATTGACAGAGAAAATCCAGACGGCCCTAAGTTTAAAGGTCAAACAGCCCGTGTTGCTGCCACATCCTGGACTGATGAGTTTAACAACACAAACATCTCTCGTAACGAGATCATGTCTAAGTTAACTCTGATTGCAACAGAATTGGGTCTTAAGCACGAGCTTGATTCAATAAAAGCTAACTCTATTGATGAGTGGGTAAAAGAGGCTCTTGATCTAGTAAAGAACGGTGATCTATACTGGTTCTTGAAAGGTACAGAAGAAGAGTATAATGGTAAGACACTTATTAAGCTGTCTCTTCCAAAATACAAGTTCTGTTCAGTTGACGAGCAAAAGCTCGACAAGTTTGACAAGACAAACAAGTGGCACTACAAAGCTCTTCAGACTAAATCTGTAAGCAGCTTTGAACCAGCTACTGACGACTTCTCTATGTAATTTTTGCATGAGTATAAACGGGGGGTGTTTCTACACTCCCCTAATTTTTTATTCAACACCGTTTGTATGTTTAAGACAAAGAACTTAGTACATGACGTCAAAGATGTACCGGTGTCCTGGATCTTTGAGCACTTCTGTAAGCTTAAAGAGAAACTAAACGGACATGACATAAAGATTAAGAGTATGTTCAATCCAAAGGAACGTACTCCTAGCATGTGCATCTATTTAAATAAGGATAAGGTATACAAGTATAAAGACTTTTCTTCAGGAAGAGGTGGCTCTGCTGTGGATCTAGTCAAAGATCTTCATGCAACGACTTATCATAAAGCCGGACAGCTTATTGTTGAAAAGTATAACGACTTTGTACTTCATAACAACGGAGGCTATGACCTGCAGGAATTCAAGCAGGCAAGCAAATACAAAGTCTGTTCTACCACAGCTAGACAATGGACTACTCAGGATCAATATTTCTGGACTCAGTTTAACATTGGTACAAAGCTCCTGACAGAACATGGTGTTACACCACTGGAGTCATACTGTATGATTAAAGACGATAAAGAACTATGTATCCGTGGTAACTATCTGTATGGTTATTTTAAAAAAGACGGTACCCTCTATAAGATCTATCAACCAAAAACACTGGATAAGAAGTTTATCAAAGTAACTGACTACATCCAAGGTTCTGAACAACTTAAAGAACACCCTTTTCTGCTTATTACCAGTTCTCTTAAAGATATAATGTCTCTTAAAAGTCTTAAGCTAAGCATTGATATCATAGCTCCAGACTCTGAGAACAGTCTTATACGCAAAGAAACTATGACCGAGTACTTAAAGAAGTATAAGAAGGTCATGGTTATGTTTGACTATGACGAAGCCGGAATTAAAGCAATGGAAAAGTATAGAGAACTCTATCCTGAAATACAAGCAGCCGTTCTACCTATGAGCAAAGACCCATCAGACTCTATCAGAGACTATGGAGCTAAAGTGGTACACACAAGAATTGTACCCATTCTGAATAAAATGTTGGAGAACTAGTCTTCTTCTACATTATATTTGTAGAGCTTAATATCCTATCCTATGTATAACCCATGGCAGTATAAGAACCAACCTATTAATACAATAGAAGACCTTCCGGAACATGAAACAATACATGGGTTCGTCTATCTGATACAAGATACTGTAACCTTTAAACCTTATGTAGGAAAAAAGGTACTGCGTAATATCCGCAAGAAAAAGATATCTCAAAAAATTAAGAAAGCAACTAAGACTCGTAAGACCTACGAGCGTACAGTAAAAGAGTCTGACTGGATAGACTACTATGGTTCATCCAAAGAACTCTTAGCTGATATACAGAAGTATGGCAAGCAAAGATTTAAAAGAGTAATCTTAGAGCTATGCTGTACTAAAAAATACCTCTCCTATGCAGAGGTTGCCTGGCAGATAAAGCTAGACGTATTAAGACAAGACACTTATAACGGAAACATCCTGGGCCGTTACTATCCCCGGGATATGAAAAACTGTTATCCATGACTATCTATCTAATCAAATGGGAAAACAAAGAAACTAAAGAAAAAGAAGTTGCAGCTTTTTCAAGTCAGACAGCTGCAGAAAAGAAACTTAGAGAGTTAACTAAAAACTCAGATATTCAAGTACTCTTTGATGAAGAGCAGGGAGCAATTAGTGTACAAAGACCTAAGACACAAGCTGATGTTATTAACCTTATAAACATGCTCTAATGGAAACTATAGAAGTAAAAAGCTGTCCTACAAGTATAGCAGACTTACAGGGTAAGTATGATGAAGTAATAGCATTCTTAGAATATGAAAATGCTTATACAGCTGACCCTATGACTGAAAGACGCATACGTTTAAAACTTATAGAACTAGGTATATGGCCATCACAACAGAAGAACTAATAGCTAAATATCCTAAGATATTTCAGCAGTACGAAGGAAACCCTGGGATGGTCAACTGGTATGGGGTACCAGACGGTTGGCTTCCTATTATAGATAAGCTGTGTGGTTCTATACAGAGCTACATAGATAATGTAAGCCGCTACATAGATGGTAAACAAGTAAAGCCTAAACAAGTTATCTGTATACAGATGAAAGAAAAGTTTGGCGGTCTTAGATTCTATGCAGACAATACTGATGAAGTAGTAGAAGGTATGATCGCTATGGCAGAGTATATATGTGACTACACTTGTCAAGAATGTGGATCTGAAGAAAATATCGGACGCACTGGTGGTTGGATTACAGTACTATGTCAGAAGTGTGCAGGAGACAACTACAATTGGAAACCACTAAATGCCGAACCAGATGTCCAGTTTTAAAGAATGGTTTCAGTCCGAAGAGTATAAACAACTCTGTAAAGACATGCAAGAAGCTCAGGATAAAATAATGAAAGGATTAGATGAAGATCTTTCCCAGGATATGGTATCTGACATACGTGAATGGCGTGTCGGTGACGGACCTGAAGATACAAACACACACAGCTGGAGAGGAGTAGCAAGACTATTTGCTGAAAAGTATCCAGAGTTTTCTTGTAGTCACGGTATACAAGCAGGTAATCAGATCAGCGGTATGCAACTATGTGATGCTGCTATGGCATTGTTAAAACAAAAACCCGAAGAAGGATGGAACTAGAAAGCATCATGCAGGAATCTATAGAGATCCTGGAAAAAGATTTTTATAAAAAGAAGTTTTACTACTCATATAGTAGCCTGAATAAACTGATCTGGAATCCACAGATCTTTTATCAGATGTATGTACTGGGACTTAAAGAAGAGAAATTAGATCAGCATCTCATACAAGGCAAGCTGATTCATCTTTTACTCTTAGAACCAGATAAGTTTGAACAGCAGTTTTTAATGACACCGTCTTCACTTCCTACCGGTAATCTTCGTGTAGTAGTAGACCGTGTGTATAGACATCACGCTGAGCTTGCACAAAATGGTGATCCTCGTACAGAACTTGCTGAGTTTGACGGAGCAATCTTGGATGTAATGAAAGACATGAATTACTTCCAGAATCTAAAAACAGACCAGCAAAGACTTGACAAGATCATCACTTCAGAAGCTGTAAGCTATTGGGAGTTCTTAAAGACCAAAGGTGATAAAACCTTGGTTGATCCAGACACTCTTAAGTTCTGTACAGATGCTGTAGAGATAATTAAAACAAATAAGCAAGTATGTAATCTTATTGGTTGTGATATCACAGAGTTTGATAACCGTGAGGTTATTAACGAGATGCCAGTTAGTATAGATCTACCTAATAAAATATACGGTCTAAAAGGTATCATTGACAACATTGTTATTGATCACGAGAACAAGACCATATTTATTAACGACATCAAGAGTAGTTCAAAAGATCTTAAGGATTTTCCTGAGAGTATTGAGTATTACTCCTACTGGTTACAAGCAATCATCTACATGATTATTGTAACCCAGCTATATGCCGAGCTTGTAAACAAAGGTTATCAGACAAAGTTCCACTTTGTTGTTATTGACCGAACCTTCCAGAGTTATGCCTTTCCTGTATCAGAAAGAACATTAAACAGTTGGTTGGATAGATTCCAAGAAACTATTGCTAAAGCTGAATGGCACTATGTAAACAAGAGCTATGAACTACCGTATGAATTTGCTAACGGACTTGTAGCTCTATAAATTCCAACCCAGGATGATAGAGAGTTTATACACTAAGTATTTCCAGAAGTCGAGGTCCTTTTTATACCCTGCATTGGGTATAAAGAGGACTGCTCACTTCTCTCCATCCGGTACCTATGTAGCCATAGAGGGCCTGATAGAGCCAGAAGACACCAAGTTAATCTGTGCTTTTAAGGAAGATAGCACTGCCGGGTTTAAAGCCTTTGAAGAGCAGATGCTTCTAAGTAATCCTCTATTCTTCCAAGTCCTTCAAATACAAGATTATAACCTGTATGTATTTGATTATCAAACATATACAGAAGACTGGTTTACTTTTCTTATGGGAAGGTATTCCAAACTGTCAAACGTACTGAAACGAGCAATTAAAAACTATTATGGGGAGAACTCATCAGAATATAAGTATATAGAATCTTACTTATTCCCAGACCGATACTTTGAGAACTACGCCAAACTGCTTGATGTAGAAGCATCTGTATTAAAGAAAGTTGGTGAGCTCTGTGATCCCTGTGATTTAGATAAAGAAAAATTAAAAATTCCTGTAGATAATTTAGAGAACTTAACAAAAAAGTCTATAAATTTGTAGACCTAACCTGTAGAACTATGAATAAAACTATGATGCTAGTTACCGGCAGCTGGGGTAACAATAAGACATTCAAACTTATTCCTGCAACACCAGATTGCCCTTATAACGAGGCCATCTTTGATAGAGATAGTAAAGTACTTGCATTAATTGGTAGAGAGAAAAAGCAAAGCTTTCACATGCTACCTAAGCTAACTGATCTTGGAGATGTTCAAACACTCAAGATTGGTAAACGTAGCAACGGTAAAGACTATGCAGAAGAACGCAAGGCTCTTGAAACATACTATGAGTACTATATAGAGAACCCAACTGAAATTGAAAACATAGTAAATCTGTTAGCAGTCAACGCAGATAGCTTTGACTTCAAACAGTACATGGAAACTGCATACCAAGCAGAACCATCAAGCTTAGTTACTGTCTAATGACAGACCTGTGAGCAACCAAAACTAAAGGCAGAGTATCTGCCTTTTTTTGGCAAGAACAAAGGGGGAACAGCTTAACTGAACATCCAGTACCATGAGTAACGAAAAAACACACTGGGTTATGGACTATGAAACAATATGTAATTGTTTTGTAGCCGTGTTCCAGCACTACAAAGATGATAGTATACGTCATCTTTTTATTATACACGAAGACAGAAACGACTTTAAAAAGCTAATTAACTTTTTTAAAAGATGTAAATCTGATCATGAGTGGCATATATCTTACAACGGTCTTGCATTTGATGCACAGATAACTCAATGGATGATAGATAACAGAGTAGAGCTAGCTAAGCTGTCTACTGCTGATCTTGTAAAAGCCATTTATGAGTATGCACAAAAGACCATTAATCGTACAGAAAAAGAACAGTTTCCTGAATACGCTCCTTACAAGTTAATGATCAGTCAGATTGATCTGTTTAAGTTGAACCACTGGGATAACAAAGCCAAAAGAAGTTCACTTAAATGGATACAATATTCCATGGACTGGGATAATGTAGAAGAGATGCCTCATCCGCATTATCAGCCGGTCACAGACAGTGAACAACTTAAGAGTCTGGTAAAGTACTGTGTCAACGACGTACTCTCTACTAAGAAAATCTTAGAACATAGTAAGGAGCAGATCACTTTGCGTCAGACCCTGACCAGAGAGTATGGTATTAATCTATACAGTGCTTCAGAACCTAGAATATCTAAGGAACTTTTCCTTCACTTCTTGCATGAAAAGATTGGCTGGGACAAAGCTGAGATCAAAAGACTCAGAACGCCCAGACCGTATATCATTTTAGCAGAATGTATACTTCCCTACATCAGTTTCAAAACAGAATTGTTTAATGGTGTACTGGAATACTTCAGAAAGAAAGTTATCACCTCAACCAAAGACGGATTCAAACACAGCATAAAGTACAAAGGTGTCACTACAGACTACGGTCTTGGTGGTATCCATGGTGCAGCAGATGCAGGTGTATATGAAGCCCAACCAGGTTGGACAATAATGACCTCAGATGTTACTAGCTTCTATCCTAATCTTGCTATCAAGAATGGGTTTCATCCGGAGCACCTACCAAAGAAAGAATTTGGTGAGCTCTATGAATGGTTCTTTGAAGAACGTAAGAAAATACCTAAGACAGATCCTAAAAACTATGTTTACAAGCTTATTTTAAATTCCACCTATGGACTCACAGGAGATGAAAACTCTTTCCTGTATGATCCCAAGATGACTATGCAGATTACTATCAATGGACAGCTCAGCCTGAGCATGCTCTATGAAATGATCTGTGAGGAAATACCGGATGCTAAACCTCTAATGCAAAACACAGATGGTTTAGAAACCATGATACCTACAGCAGCTGTAGGAAAATATATGGATATCTGTTCCAGATGGGAACAACTTACTCAGCTCAGCCTAGAACATGACCAGTACAAGAAAATGATTATCCGAGATGTAAATAACTACATGGCTATTACATTAAAAGATAAAGTCAAATGTAAAGGTGCGTTTGAGTGGGAAGATCTAGATAATAAAAAAGTATCAGTCTTCCACAAGAACAAAAGCTTTTTGATTATACCAAAAGCTATCTATGCATACTTCGTACACGGTACTATACCAGAAAATTACTTAGCACAAAATCAGGATATACATGATTACTGTGCAGGTGTCAAGGCTAAGTCAGGCTGGCACTATGAAGAACGAAAAATAGTTCAAGGTCAACTTGAAATAAATCGGCTTCAGAAGATAGTCAGATACTATGTATCCAATGACGGCAGTAAGCTGGTAAAGTGTAACAAAGATGGAAGAGAAATACAGGTAGAAGCAGGTCAATGGTTACAAACTGTAATCAACAAGATTGATCCTGAAATCCCATTCAATACCTATGATATTAATACCCAGTACTATCTGGAAGAGATCTATAAACAGATCACACAAATAGAAAAAGAGAAACCAAGATCATTCACACAATTATCACTTTTTTAAACATTTAGTTATGCCCGCGAAAACCTCCTTCGTAACAGAACAACACCTTCGTAACGCTGCTTTACCTAGTCATGGTAAACGTTACACAGTAATTCCACACGGGTTTATTATAGACGAAACCCGTAGAGAACTGGCCGCTGCCGGTTTCAGTATTGACAAAGAGATGTACAAGACATCTCTAGATGGCCAAATAGCCCAAGGTATTTATCACCTTAACTATGGCAATGATCCAGACATGGGTCTGATGTTTGCCTGGTCTAACTC